TCTTGGAACATTATGATAATCAAGTTTTTTGGATATCTCACTTTGCTTCATATTCAAAATATGATAGCAATGATATTACTCTTCTTTAGTAGGTCTAGTCATTGGTTTTTATTGGCGGCACTATTATTTATACACATTAAAAAAGAGGGAGGTGATGTTGCTCCCTCTCTCTTGCCTATTTTTGATTGCCGCCAATAATAGACTTCATTATTTAGTTATTAAATATCCCCATCCTTTCTATTTTCTGAACGATGAACACTAAATGTACCTTCAGGATATCTCGCAGATAGTTTTTCATAGTTAATTTGCATAATGTCCTCAAAACTCACATCCATAGCAATACATAATTGTGCAAAATACCAGAAACAATCGGAACATTCCTTAAGCAAATGAACCTTTGCATCATCATTAAAAGGCTTTCCTTGCAATAGGCATTTTTTAATAATCTCAACTGCTTCTCCCATTTCAGCAGAAGCACCTAAAGCAAAGGTAAGTAAATGAGTTAATTTCACACCTTCTGCTTCCAGTTCTCTCATTCTTTCAATAAGTTTATTAAAGTCACTACTTGCAGGACTTGTAGTTTGCTTAACAAATTTAATATATTCTTGGTATTTAATGAAATCAATACGTTTTGTCATATCAGAATTTAATGTCTTTGAATTTTGTTGTTTTGTCTTCTTTAAAAGAATACTCGGGTTCTAGTACTTCGTCAAGTGCTTCCATCTGTGCATTTTGTTCTACATCATATAGTCGCATCTTATTCCTATCCAAACCTACTACAAATCTTTTATACTTAGAGACATCATTATCTCTATTTTTAATTTGCTTGAACATAATTTGTCCGAGCTTATCAAGTTCTTCGGTTTTAATCATCGCAACAATCAAGTCTACAGTTGCAACTGTTCCGAAACTCTCTGATGTATCAGTCATATCTGGGTCGCTCGTAGTTGCTCCACTACGGGTCATCTGCGTAGAACTAAACACAGGGACTTTATACTCCACAGCAAGTGCTCTGAGTTCCTCAGAGATGCTTTTCACATAGGTGTATGAGTTAACTCCAGCATTATTTTTATACCGACTAGAAGCACAGATGTTCATATAGTCAATAAAAATAATATCAGGATGAAAGTGCTTCTTCAAAGATAGTTCATTAAGAAGTGATTTGAAGTGACCTACGTGTGCAGAAGAAGGAGCATATTCTTTGATAATCAGTTTACCGTGAGTTTTCTTTGCTAATTTTATAACTTTACTTTCAAAAGAACTCTTGGAAAGTTTATCAATCTCCGAAATATTCACATTCAGTAGATTTGCATCAATACGTTGTGCAATTTTTTCTTCTGACATTTCAAGAGTGATGTAAAGCACATTCTTACCTTGAGCTAAGAATGCTGAAGCAAATGAGCACATCGCAAGTGATTTACCTACATTAGGACCTGCTAGAATAAGAGACAGCGTTTTTTTACATAGTCCCCCTCCAGTAATTTTATTGAAATACTCAAGATCAAAAGGAAGTCTTTCTTCACTGCGAGTATAATACTCATAACGTCTTTCATAATCATCAATATAATCGTGACCAATATGGTCATCAAATGATATTGATAAGGCTTCCTGAAGAATGCCGGGGATGGCATCTCTACCTTTCTTATCGTCTCCACCATCTGCAATTTTAATACTTTCCATTAAAGCAAGATAGATTGCCCTATCTCTACACCATTTTTCAGTAGTGTCCATTAGCCACTCTAAATCTACGTGGCTATCATCAAGAATTGAAACATAATCACAAATAGTCTTATATGTGTCTTCTGTAATATCAGTTCTTTTTTCTGCTTCAATCAAGACTACTTCTTTAGTTGCAAGGTCTTCATAAGCTACAATAAACTTACTAATTTCTTCAAATACTACTCGTTCGTGTCGATTATCAAAATAGTTAGGGTCAATAAAAGGCAATACTTTTCTACAGAACTTATTATTAAATAACAAATTTCTAAGAATAGTTGTTTCAATTTTTTCCATTATTTAATAAATTAAAGATTACGTTTGTGGTGAGGGACATCAAATACGAAAGTAATTCGTATATCTTCCCCTATATTTTTTGCACCGTGTGGTAGTTTGTTGTTAAACCAAAAAAGAGTTCCTGGTTTCACAACAATAGTTTCATCTCCAACAGTATACTCATACACTCCCTGAATGGAAAGGTGATATCTATCTTTTGTAAGATAATATGTCCCTTCATCAATATGAGTTCCTACTATTTCTCCAACAGGCAAAGAAAGAAAAGCACAACGACGTATTTTTTTAAAATAGGTGTTTAAGAAGTTAAGAACTTCTGTGTGCTTTTCATATGCAGGTGTTTGAATACAAATTTCAGTATCACCAACATATTGCCCTTCCTTTTCTATTCCACCTATTATTAATTGAAGAACATCTACGGTAACAGTATATTTTGTTGGGTCAAGTTGTTCTATTTTTTTATCTTTAATATTCTTTTGAGACCCCCAGTCTTCTGGATATTGTTTGAGTTGTTCTAATATTTTAGAGACATTTACATTAGTTTTTATAATGCGAATATTTTTCATGCTCCATAACTGAAATTGCCTTTAGCGATTGCATCAAGTTTTTCCATTACTTCGGGTGGAAAATATTTTTCTGGATTTTTCAGGATATCTTTGGCATAAAGTTTCTTACCATCAATCTCATAACGACCTGCTACATTCTTCCACATTCCACCCAATTCACCAAGTTCAAGAAGACCATAATAACGATCAAGACCTCGTTCATCATAATAAAGACGAATTTGAACCTCTTGATTTTCTTTACTTAAACGTGACTTTTGAGTTTTAGCACGAATGATATTTCCAATTATTTCTGTTCCGTCTTTTTCTTTTGATTTGGAAAGATAGATAATTGTAAAGGCAGCATAAGATAATCCTGAGCCACCTGACATTTGTTTTCCACCATAAAGAGACATCGACTCGTAGGTGTGATTTGTCACTAGCATAGGAATCTTTGCTTGACCCAGTTTGAGAGTCAGCATACGGAAAGCACCCTTAATCAATTGTGCCTTTGTCATATCACGAGTATCCTTTTCCGCAAGAGCATCATTAATTTCTTTATTTGTAGAGAGCATTCCCAAGGAGTCCAACACAAAGATACAAGGTTTTCTTTCTTCTTCCTTTTTCTTTAAGTAAATATCAACTGCCTTTAGTGTCTTAGTGCGAAACTCCTCAACCGTGACTACATTAACAACCACCAAACGATTTGTATCAACTCCACGAGACTCTAATAGTGATTTAGTAATTGCGGATTCAGTATCAAAGTATAGACAATACCCATCAGGATGAGTATCAAGAAAGTTCTTAACAACGGCGAGACTGAAGAAAGTTTTTCCCGTAGAAGTTTCACCCGCGATAGCAGTAATCTTATTACCAGATACCCCACCAAATATACTACCGGATACAAGAGCATTAAAAATATAACTCCCGGTATCAACATAAGTTTCAGTTTCATCAATTTCTGATGCAAGTTGAGTGTATTCTCCTCCAATCTCTTTCACTATGTCCTTAAGGAAATTTTCCATTAATTATTCTCCTGTTGATATTTTAATTTGAATTGATACGCCCATAACTTATTATAGAGTTCGGGATGCTTGGTTTTTACCGAATCAATAATAAGTTTAAGATCTTTTTCTGTGATTGGCAATTCCATATAAGTTTATGCATAAAAGCTTGATAGGTTTACAGTTTTTTCTGTTTTCCATCCAATTGCATCTAAGATAGTCTTCAAAGGTTCTAAGAAAGATTTATTAAACTGAGTAGTATAATCTACATATTTTTCCAATTCAAGTTCCTTTGGGAAGTTTTGAATGAAGCAGATTACATCTTGATGAATAGGATTTGGAACTTTGAGGGCGCAGTATTTAATCTTTTCTCCATTGTTAATGATTGGATACTTATTGTCAAGTTTATTCTTTTTTATATGATAATTATAAAGTAAAGTTCCCCGAACGTGCATAGGAGTTCCTTTCGTGTAAATAGTGGTATTTGAGCTGTAGGTTTCCAAATTATTTACAGAACGAGGGAATGATATCTGCTCAATTGAAAAATTCATAAATTTTTCTTTACATTCTTGAATATACTGTATCATATCTTTCTCAGTCTGGTTCATCATAATAGGAACAGCATCTTTAATCATCTTTCTGCAAACTGCAGGAGTAGAAGACTTAATTGCTTCAAGTCCTTTGATTTTTACCTTTGGAGTTTCATAACGAACCCCTTCATTATCCCAAACATTTAGAATATACCTTTTCTTTTTAGTCCAGATTGCTCTATCACAAATTGCTTCTCTTTTCATATAAAGAGCATTATTATATGCGTTGGTATAATCAGAAAGTTCCTGAAAGCATTTATTGATAAAATCTTGAAATGTGGTTCCACATATTTTATCTAAAAAATCTACAACTTTTTCCTTTGTAGGATTTTTGTCTTTAAATACTTTATCTACTAAAGGTCCAAAGTTTAAGTAATTTGAGTTATGAACACAAATATTATTTGCAAAAAAATTGTGATTATCTTGAACTTCAATATCATATACCCATTCTTCTAGTTCACCGAGTTCTTC